TACAAGAGAGCAAGTAAGCTTCGACCACGGCACTAAGCTGGTTTTTTCCCATCTGACGGGCTAGCATAATGCTGATGGTTTCGCCACGCTGATGCAGGATGCTGGCAAGAATGGCTTCGCTAATCTCTTCTTGATACCAGTATAGGGGATGTCTAATGATATTGCGGGCAAAATAGCCGATGCTGATGGCTTTCAATTACACGCCTCCTTTCATGCAATATCAACCCTGTAGCTCGTTTTATTGCATAAACTACCAGTATTATTATTTTTAATTAATTAACTCTACGATATTCTTTTTTGTAGAAAATCCTCGTTGTAGGGACCATAATTTATAGCGTCCCCATTTATCCGATTCATCCTTGTTTATCATGAGGAATACATATAAAATGGATAAATCTGGATAAATCGGACACTATAAATTATGGTCCCTACAAATGTAGAATTACATTTAGTAATTTACGTTTTCAATGATTCACACAATAAAAACAGGATATCAGGCTTCCAATAGTTCGATGCTAATTTCGTAGGAGGCGGCGGGGCTGCCGCCGCTGGATAGGCTGATAATCTGGCTGTGCAGGTCGATAATACGCTCTTCATAGGAGTCGAAGTGGACAGCAATGGGCGTGCCGTTTAAGGGGTCGGTAAAGTTGATGGTTGCGCCGATGGTAGTGGTGTAGCTGGTGCGCAGCGCATCGCGATATTGTTGTCCGCTGCTGCCGCTCGGCGTACCATCGTACCTGAGCAGTTCGTTGCGGGCCAGGATGATCATCGACCAGGTGCGTTTGCCGGGTCCCAGGTCTATGTAGGCCAGCGAACCATCAGCCCGGTAGATGGCATGCCTGATGCGCGGCTGTTTGACCAGGTATGAGCCGGGTTTAATAAAGTAACCCGTACCGTCGAGGATAATTTCGCAATCGACACCGATGGTTGGCATAATGCTCAAGCTCCCTGGATGCGTACAGACTGCGTATCGTGCCCATCGCTGACGGTGACTATGTTTCCTTCAATGGTCACGACCAGGCCGCGTTTTTTTAAGGCTTCGCAAAGTGTATAAATCACCTGTTCAAGCCGTTTATTCTCGACCTCCAGGTCTTCCAAGCGGGAACGCAGCACGGCAATTTCCTGTTCCATGGCATTGATAGCGTGCTCCTGGAGTTCGCTGGCTCTACGATTGAGGCCGTTTTTGAAGGCCAGGTAGCCGCCGATGATTCCGGCGATGGTGAGAATCATGTTGAGGATGCTTAGTGTGCTGTAGATGTCTTGCATGGTTTGTACCTCCGCTTTTCTTCATAGTTCTGGTATTATTTACCTTGCACATTTGTTTTGTTAATGGATGAATCGGATGAATTGGACGCTATAAATATTTGCTTCTACACATTTCACTTCTGTTGTTAATGAATGAATCGGATGAATCGGACGCTATAAATAATGGTCCCTACATGTTTCATATACATGTTTTGCCTCTATATGTTTTGTTATAACTGGTTTTTGTGACTATAGACGGGTCCAGCGTAAGGGAATATCGCCCCAGTGGCTGCGGGCAGAACTGGCAAAATCGCGTTGCTGTTTGATTTCGGTCAGGCGGGCCTCGAATTGCTGCATTTTGTATTGCGCAGTGGCCAGCCAGGATGTCGGGATATGGGTATCATCGACGTGGTCGCGCAGGCCACCATCCTGGAATTCAAAATTGTCGTTGGTTGGCACCTGGTAGGCTTCCAGGCAGTAGGCCACTGCTCCGAGCACGATGATGTCACGATGAACCTCCGGGATGGTGCTGCCGGAGGTGTCGAGCTGCTGTTTGGTAGCGTAGAACACGCGCATGAGCAGCGTGTTGTCTTTAGGTAGTTCGGTCGGGCCGATATTGAGCGTAAAACTAGGAGACTGTGTACCGGTTGGACCTTTGCTGTCGCCGATGGCCCCCATCAGGCCCATATTGCCGCCTGCCGCCAGGGCGGTGTTAGAGTCGTACATGTTGGAATATTCTGAAAAGGTGCGTTCGTAAGGAGGCCAGACCATGACGCCGCTGGTATTGAGCACGGGCGGCTGGGGCATGCCAAGCAAGCTGCTGTCCGCTGTGTTATCAATGTAGGTAGCGGTGATGTTATCCTGTAAGGTGGTGAGCAGGTAGAAGGTTGAGCCGCCACCCTGCGTCCGGTAGATGTTGCGTCCGATGACGTTGTTGGTGGCCACGCCTGGCATGAGCGGTTGAGCTGGCGCGATCGGGATATTTGTGATCCGCACCTGCTGGTTTCCGCTGGTTGTCGTTACGCTGACAGCCGGACCAGGCGGAGTTTCACCGCCCTGCGTGAGAAAAGTGACCTGGTAGCTGTACGTTTGCACGCTCAGACCCGTACCGGCGATGGCGCTGGCGGTTGGTACATTGCCGGGAGGAGCATACTGGCTGCCGTAGACCTGCAAGGGATAGAGGATCTTTTCGATCCACAGGACAGGATAGTTGCTATTCCACGATTGCGGATAGGGGTAAGTGCGCTGATAGGCCTGCATCTGCATGTCTGTGAAGGTGATATTCGGATAATACTGGCTATAGCGGTCCACGGCCTTGTCAATGGCGCGGTCGATATCGCTGTTGGCCCAGCGGGTTGCGGCTGTGTCGAAGAGGTCCTGGCGGACCATCGTTTCAATGTCGGTTAAAAGCATGGTTTACATTCCCTCCAGGTAAAGCGTCATATCATACAGACCTTTTTCCGGTTGATAGTGAACTTCGTCTTTGTAGATGCGAGCAGTTGTGCTCAGGCCAGTGCCAAGGGGAACGGCCAGGTCAGTAAGCTGGACTGGATCAAGCAATTGCAGGACGGGATTGTGAGGGACGGTGACAGTGTGAGCCACCTGATCGCGCTGCTCCTGACCCAGGATGAAGGCAGCTTTGCTGGCGCACAAGGCAGCGGTGATGAGTTTGGGATCGCTGGTAGTGATGACGCGTTCCAGGCCGGTGACGTGCATATGGGTATCATCATAGGCTTCGCCGTTGGTAATGGCCCCGATATAGCTGCTGGTTGGAGGCTTGCCGGTGACGATAACGTGATTGGCGCGAATGTCGTCGCTGCCAATGGACAGCGTCTCGATCTCCGGCGCATAGCTCCACACGCTGCTGTCCGTACTCGACAGTTCGCGGAATTGCAGCGTCTCGTTCTGATCGAGAAAGTATTCCAACCAACCGACGCGGCATAACGCGTCCAGAGCCTGTCGGTAGAGCTGGCCTGCGTGCAGCACGAAGGTGATGATATTGGTGCTCATCTGTGCAGTTGTGGGCAGAGACAGACTAAACAGGCCCGCCCTGGCGCAGATTTCAGCGAGCATCCAGGAGAGCGTTTGATTGGTATAGGTAACCTGGTAGCGGTTAGCCTGATCGAGCAGGCGCGTCAAGTCCTCGGCCACAATCGTAAGCTGATTACAGCCAGGAGCACGCTCGAAAACGAGCTGCTTGACGCGATACTTTGCCACCGTCACCGCTTCTGGCGTAGTTGGCGGAGCCCCGGTGCAATAGCCCTCGCCGAGTTGCAGCGTCGTATTGATGCCGAGCGGAGCATAAGTCAGGCCATAGTTAGCGACGGCAGACAGCAAACGGCCCCCGGTATTATCGAGCACGACCGTGAGCGTTGAAGGCTTGCCGATCTCATCGGTACGCTTGTATTGCAGGATCGAGTTTGAAAGGTCAATGTACTGCGATGCATTGCTCTGCTGATAGACTAATCCCAGCTCAACCTGTGTCATAGTAGCGGCAACGTAGCGCGCCTGTGTGCTACCCGGGGGAGTTGTTTTGAGATAGCACGCACCATAATAGGCGTTCATATCGTGCAAAATGAAGCCGCTGGACCAGTGCAGCAGGTCCGCGCTCTGGCGCACGCGAGGATAGCGATAAACCGTCCCTGTATAAGTGCCATTGTCGTTCTCAATGCAGATGAGCTGGTAGAGGCCGTCAAAAAAGGCTATTTGCGGAGCCAGGCGCAGAATATTCTGATTGGTGGCGGGAGCAATATCGGGCAGGGTAGTCCAGGTTGCGCCATTGCTACTGGCAGTGCAGCTATGCAGGGCGTAGAAATCTGAATAGACAATGGTATAGAGCGAACTGGTAGCATTCCAGACGACAGCCAGCCCGCTGGTATTGCCAAGGTAGCTGAGCGTGGGCAAGGTCCAGGTATGCAATGCGCCCCAGGAGCCGCCGCTATAGAACGCACAGCCGATGGCATCGCCACCTGTCACATCATACAGAAAGAAGACATCGTTATTGCCAGCGCTGGCGATGCCTTTGGCCAGCGCGCTGCTCGGCGGAGAGAGCACCGTTGCCGGAGAGCTGCTCCACGTCTGCCCATTGTCAGTGCTGGTCCAGACGCGGATAGCGTTGCCGCCAGTGCCTTGCTGAGCGAAGGCGCGCAGCACGCCGTTAGAGTTAGAGACGGCGCAACCGCTATCCTGCGCCATGCCATTCGACGCGCCGCCGAAGCTAGTCCAGCTCTGCCACTGTGCGATGCTGGTCGGATCGGTAATGCGCTGCCATTGAAACGCCTGATTGAAGGTCTGTAAGCCGCTAGGATCGCGCGTCAGGCTGACGCGAATAATACTGCCATCATTAGCCACACAGGCCGCATTTTGTTGATCACTCGTGTTCAACGTCAGGTTTTGCTGCAAATGGTTGATATGATCTTGCGCCGATAGCGTCACGTAGGGGCGGCGCGTCTGTGCGCCGATAGCGCTGGTTAGCGTACTCGAAATGCTTCTCACTATCCACCGCCCTCCACTCTCTCTTTTAATAAAGAGCTTCTAAATTAGTCCTGCGCTGGTTGGCACGTTGCTGTGCAGTGACCGCTACAGCGTGTCCGGGTTTTGCTATCCATACTGCGAGCCGCCTGGCGCGTACGC